ATGATAGAAGATACTTGACCTGTAGTATCATCAACTGTAAGTGACAATTTTGCTTGAGTGCCACCAGTATTTGTAGGGGGAGCGATAACGGGGATTGGTGGATTATATGAAGAATATCCTTGACCGCCGTCAATAAGACGAATATCCTTAATACCACCAATTAGAGACCTTGCTGTGGCTTCTTGACCATTACTTGCATTGATGGTGACTCTTGGATTGAAATTTAGACGATAACCACTGCCACCACTTTTGGAGATAATCCGATTAATGCTTCCATCGGATCTAACTTGACAGACTGTAGTAGCACCCGATCCATAAGCAGGGGCAATATATTCTACAGAGCGAATTTCAATAGTATCAGCAGCACCAATTAAAGTATCAAAGATGACACTATCTTCAAATACAGAATAATCTTCATATGGGGTAAGTTTAGTCCCATTACGATTAATGATTAAACCGATGTCTGAGGTGGGGATATATGGCGCTGTATCGAGTCTTAATGGATACTTATAGGTATTCTGCCATTCGATGAAAGGAATGGCATCTAGAGTCTCAATAGTTTGGTTTGCATATCCAACCAGATATACGAGTTGAGTAAATTCGGAGTTATCGACACCCAATCTTGCTCTAGGTGGAGAAGTAAATCGAATGGTATTGCCTTCAATAACATAATCAATACCAGGACGGTTAAAATAATTGTAAGTAATTACAATAAGATGATCTGCACTAGTTGGTGCTACAGGATTCCCCAGAAATTTTAACGGGAAGACCGTTTGCACACCATCAAACAGTAGAAATGGATTTTCAAGTTGTTGCTTTTTCTTATCAAACTGTTCGAGAGATACCCCTGGCGTTAAAATGGCATCAGGTCCACGAGTCGTAGACTCATAGTACATGACTTCACTATTGATCAGGACTGATCCATTTGTATCTAAGAATCCATCAATAGATTCTACTTCTAGTTTATTATCGTCTAATCCAACATCTTGCAACAAATTTGTTTGACTCGACAACATATTCGTGTCGTAAGAGTCTAGATCAAAATAAGTGAGAAGATTATTTAAAATATCGTAAGGTCTTCCACTTTTCTCTTGAGATTTGTAATACTCAAATAAGAAATTTACAAACTGCTTATCTTCCTCCCTAATAAATTCTGGGAGTTGACCTTCGACGCGATCAGATACGTTGATATTTTTGTTTAGCATCTATCTAGAAACAACCGTCTGGCACTGGATACGTGAACGAATCCACTGGGTAATCAATGATATTTATACCTCCCACAGCACCGAAATTATAACCACTAAAGTTATTAGGATCGAAGTTTGGAATGGGAATACTTTGTGTTGTAAAATCAATTGGATTGACTGTGGGATTGAAAATTGCGGGATCGACTCCAGGTGGAATTACAACAGATCCACCAAATGGCACAACTTGAATAGGCAGTCTTGTGCTATTATCTGGAGTATCCGAAATTGATAAAGGTCCAACACAAACCTTACCTGTGCCATAATCTACAGTACCCACAGTAGGATTCAATATAAGTTCAGTTTCATCTCTCTTAGTAATCAACATAAGGTTGCCTTTTCCATCATCTCTAATATTCACAGGAACTAAGACTTCAGTGGATACATTTGAATTAAGGGCTGGAGTAATAATTTGTGCCCCTGTAGACTCATCTAATGCAAGATTTACTAGATCTTCAGAGTATCCAGTTGCATAGAAAGTACCTGATTTTACTACTGAGAATGATGGAGAGCATTTGCCTCCTCCTCCATCGCCATCGCCATCGCCACCATCACCGTCAGGTGCTGTCCCTGCAAAGTCGTTTGGATCGTAAATTGGGTTACCAAAATCAAGACATTGAGTAAATACACTGCCAAATGTAAATTGATCTAAATTTTGACCTAAAGTAAGTTGAGTAACACTACCAGAGATAGAACTATCACTATTATCAATCATAGATCCAAATTTAGATCCATCAATACGATTATTGAATCTATTTGTTTGACCAGACTTGTTGTATTGGTCCATAGATTGCAAAACTGTCGTGGCTAGAGCCGATCCAGTTTTATTTGTAGAATTTCCATCATAGTAAACATATGATTTTGGAATAATGTAGAAGGAAGTTGGATCAACAATGATTGGATCAATAGATGCTACAGAATATCGCTTTAAATTATTTTTAATACGAGCTTTTGTGCTTGCATTTAGTTTATTTCCCGTTTTGGGTCGAATTGCAATATAGACTTTTCCGTAAACTGGTGGGGAAAGACTTTCTCCACCATATGCAGTCACAGATGCTGCTTGTGGATAGATTTCTGAGACAATATTCTCATAATCATTAACAGTTACTGCACGATTCTGTGTAGCATATGCTCTTGGGGCTCTAAACTTAACAGAAAGACCACTTTCCCGATTTTCACCTTGCTGTGCAGCTTCTTTAACTGTCAATGCAATACTATTACTTGCAACACTGCGCCCATCACTGTCAACAATGTTACCAATGAATGAAAATTCCTTAGCTCCGTTGGCATCCTCACCATCAGTTTGGACATATGACAGTGTGATGTACTCTCCATCAATTAATTTACGCCCCAATACACCATCACCAAAGATAATGCGGTATCTGAGATCATCAGTTTCTTCCAAATAGTAAATACGGGAAGTTGATGTTATGGCAGTAACATTTTCTACTAAATTATAAGTATCAGTTTCGGAGGATTGTGCATTTGGTGAGATATCAACCGTAAGAAGATCAGTATCTACGTTTTCTGCAGGAATAACATAATCTGATTTTTTGGTGTAGTCAACAGTGTAATTAAATGTTAGTAGGTTTCCTTGATATACTTGCACATTATCAAACATTGCCATCCCGCTAGATTTATCTACAGGCACTGTAATGTCTGAAGTGAGTGTAAATGTATATGAATCTAGCGCATTCTGTGCGACAAATACATCTCCTTTGGATAAAGTCGCAAATTCTGGATATGTAATGCCATTCAAACCTAAAGAAGTCTGCACCATCAGCAATAAACACGCTTTAGGTGCTTTAATCGACCTAGGAGTGTAATTTAATTGCTTTGCAATGCGGACAATATTGTCTCGGACAGTTGCAGTTTCTAAAAATGACTCATTGAGAGCCATATTTGCGTTAAATGCTGTATAATATGTGTTATATGCAAGGACATCGATCAAATATGATGCGCTACTTCCCTCAAAATCGTAATCTGTAAACTCAGAGCGAGTTCTAAGATAAGATTTAATGGATTCTTTAATCTCAAAGAAGTCCAGAGACGTAAGTTGGGAGGGAATTGCTGACATTTTATGCCTTCTCTAAGAGAAAATCGATAGTTTGGGTAATTTGCTCGCCTATAATCGTATAATCAATAGAAACTGCCAATGAATTTAAATCTCCATCAGCATCATCGCGCACATCCACTTTTGAAACTACAATTCGTGGCTCTAATCGCGACAAACAATTCGTAATTTCATTTTTAATTGCATCTGCACTGAATACATCCCAATTTTCAAATAAAAGTCCTTTCACTTGAGACCCAATAGTGGGTTGAAAGAACCTTTCCCCAGTGATTGTTAGAAGTAAATTTCTAACAGACTGTTTTATGGCGTTTTCATTTTTTACGACACCAAAATCGCCAGTAGAGGGATTAGCAATAAATGATACTGCTAAATCTTTAAACCCTCTACTGACGTATTTTTCAGATCTAAATCTGTAAGATGCCATTTAAGACTTTTTAGTTGTTTTCTTTGCAAGCGGTTTAGCTTGTTTCAGATATTTATCACTCTTAACATCAGTTATGAGCGTCATTCCCGAGTCTTGAAATTCGGAAGATTGATCTACTGTAGATTTTCCCATGTTCTTTACTCGTTACATTTTATTTATTCCATTCCCAATTTGTTGGTTGATACTTTAGAAATTCTCTAAAAGTCATTTTCATTTCCCTTTCAGTCATACCACAAAGTTTTGCAGCATTGGGTAAATTTATTTTGGCGTGGTAAAGTCCTACATTTGCTTCTTTAACCAACTCTGGGGTGGTAATTACCTTAGCGTCCTTGACCACGATACTTTTTTTTCTTGTCATTTCGAGAAGTTGCGCTGAGTTTAGTGTTTTTAGAGTTGCCCTGACGAGTCATTTTGGGATTTCCAGGTACCCAAGTATCCTTCACCAGTCCAGTTTTTGCTCGTGTTGCCATTAGTGCTCCGTTTAGACTTACCAATCATAGCAGATATTTATTATGATGACAATACTGTTGGATGTCCCCATGCAACAACAGAAGAGCAGGGATATGACCATCCAGGAAATCCAACACCAAGTGGATCCAGTATCCTTGCCACTGGCAATTTCAATGCAAACACGGTTAGAGTAGTTGAAACAACAGTTCTTACATGTCCAACACCACCATTGTCCTCAATAGTTAGTGGACTGCATAGAATTGGTGTTGGAATAGCACAGATCGCATTACCACATGGGCAAAGATAGATGATAATATTTGTGCAAGTTGAAAAATGAAGACTAAATGTGTCACCCATCAACATAATGGGAATACTATTCACCAATACAGTCGCTCTGAAAGGATTAACTGCAGTGAGTGGGACTAAAGGATATGGTGGCCACCAGCAAGTAAAATTCTTAATGATAATACTATATGGAATTGGGGGACTACCACACGATTGGACTGAGTGAATAGTTGAAGGTATGCATAATCCATGCCCAGAGCATGGCAGTCCATTGAGAGATGCAACAGGTTTTAAAAATCCGTATGCCATAATTAAATATCGTCGTTAAGTTCGTTTCCATCATCCCAAAAAGTGGCACCAGAGCACTCATCAAAGTATGGGTTGCCCATATTCCGAATTGTCCTTGCTAATGCAATGACACCTCCAGTCAACCAATTTCTAACCATCATTGTGCCATCATAAGATCCCAAGTGCATAACCTTGCCATTACCATCCCCATAGTCATATGTGCGTTGTGGATCAACGGCAATAGAAGCATCATTAACTTGCTCCAATCCACATGCAGGAGGTCCTCCAGTGCCACCAAGAAGGAATACGAATGGGAATCCAAGGTAACCACCAGCAAATGAATTACATAGGGAACAGAATGGATTAACTGGTCCTGAAGGTGTTGTGTGTCCTCCTTCAGTATCTCCAAAGGCAGGTCCTGTAATCTCCCAGAATCGCTCTCCAGGCATCCCGTTTCCATTAGTATCATATCCACAGTAAACGTCTAAAGGAGCGTCTGAGGGCGATCCTGTGCCCCTTACATACTTATCCCAGCAGTTATGGTTGGGTGCGTTAGTGTCACCTGGATCAGGACTACAATCAAAAGTGAATGCAGTATATTGATTGCCATCATTATAATTTGTAGTAGAAGATGATGAAGAGGTTGTAGTCTCTCCAGTCGCGGGATCTGTAGTGGATGTAGTCGTAGTCGTAGTTTCACCCCATTGCCACGATACTGGATTATTTGATGTTAAACCACCACCTGTCAAATTATCTCCTAACCACAATCTAAACTGTTGGTATTCGGAGAATCCACTTCTATTGTAATCGAATGTATTCTCATCCAATCCTACAGGCACAAATACAATATCATTTTCATCTGATGGATCCCTATAACATCTACCATTAATTGCACCACGTCTACAACTCCAAGTCCTATAACCACCTTCAGGTTTTCTACTCATAGTGAGTTTAGGTTTTTGGAAAGATGAGAAGTAATTCATAAAGTCAGAACCCATAGATCCAGTGACTCTACCTTCAACCTCCAAAGATACTCTAAACATAGCTTCCTTCTCCTCAGAAGCACAATACTTGTAAGGTAAGTATCCAAATGCTTTTTGATCTCCTTCATCATCAGATGCTAGATATGCACATGGCATATCAAACCATCGTCTTACATTGTAAATGTTAGGTTGTCCCATTGTAATACAACGATCACCACCGAATGCACCATAGAGACCATTCATGTCATCTAGATACGCATCCGCCCTCTTGAATCCGTCTTCCACTAAGGATGCTCCATCTTTTTGAAATGCAGCTACTCCAGGATTTACACTAGTGTATTGAAATAATCCATCCCAGTTTTCTGGCACTTGACCCAACTGTCCTTCTGACGGGATATCAATACAATTTGCAGGAAGGTCAAAACAGAATTTAGTTACGTCATCAGAAATATCAGGAGCACGTAGGTAAGTATCAACAACTGAAACCGCTGGTCCTGTAGTGGCAGTCACGAAAGATCCCTGCATGAATCCATTCAGTCGCTCATAGTCTGCTGCTGGTAATGCACTTTGAAATTTACTTGCAAAACTTGTGCCCATTTCCTCAATGGTTTTTTCACTTTCTTGTTTGCTGCCCTCTGCGATCGGTGGACTTTCATAGTCAAATGTTTCAGGTTCTGCAATGAAAATCGTAGGAGGCTCGCTTTGATCATATCCAGATCCACCATCTACTACACGAATACTTTGAATTGATCCGAGATCATCAATATCAGAAATTGACAATACTGCTTTCTTTAATCTAATTTTCTCCTGATTCTTATCAAGAGCATATGGCACTTGACCTATTTCTACACCATAACTGTCAAAGGTCTCAAAAATGTTATCATCAATTGTGAATGATGCATCTGGTGTATTGAAAGATTGTCCAAGGACCTCATCTTCAGATGCAACAACACCATCTTTCATAAACTTAGTTAAGTCACCAGCACCAAAGTCTTCCAACACTCGTGGGTTAATTGCTTCTGCAAATGGTTTCTTATATCCTCTACCACCTGCAACCATGATCACTTCTGTGATCTCACCATTATTACCTACAACTGCTACTGCCTCTGCCTTATCTAATGTGCGAGATGGTATCAATGCTTTAGGATTGATCGACACTTTCCAATATGCAATGCGCTTAGGAAATTCATAGGTCCCTGCGAATGCTGCCTTATTTTTGATACCATACCCAGCAAGCACAGTTATCTCCGCGCCATCTGGAGAAGTATAGGTATCTAGATAATTAAATGCATTTCCAGATTGTTGAGCAGTCAATTCAATAGTGCCTGCTCTTAACTCATCACCATAATATAAGACATTAGAAATGTCCCATCCGTTAATCTTATCACCTCTCTTGAAAGAACCGCTGGTATTACCACCAGTATAGCGGAATAGTAGTGTCCTCGAATCAGTATCAACAATATTAAATCCTTCTCTCACACCAAAGGTGCTGATATCATTAATGGTAATGCGGGTTCTGGTAGTTTCCCATGAGTCGCTTTTGATCTGATAGAAATGTGAATAGTAATGCGTTGCAGGATCACAGGTTGGCACATTAATAGTGCTAGTAGTGCTACCATCAGGTCCAACTGCAGTTGTGGTCTCCTTTGGTGCAGTGGTATTAGGACAACATGCTGCATCGTTTAGAGCATACTGAATACCAAAGATGGGACCATTCCATGGATATGTTGTATCGTACAGATAGTAATAAAACTGTGAGTCATAACTATCCTCAAACCCTAAGAATCTTGGCACTGCTCCTTTGATAGCACCATTCAATCCATACAACCATTCAAAGTTTGCATCGGGATCAATAATCTCTACATTATCAGGATTACCAAATCCAACTACACCTGGTGTCCCACCACTACATGATGGGGGTTTCCCCGCAATGCCACGGTCCCCTCGACCCCATCCGTTATAACTTCTACAGAAAGGATCAAATCCACGGAAGTAATTTCCTAAACTATAATTACTACCATCAGCTTCAAATTGATACCACCCTGTCTTATCAATGCATTGACCAGTAGGACCAATTTTACCAATATCTCTTACTTGTATCTTTGCTGCATCTAATGCTGCTGGATCGAAAACATATCCTAAGATACCCTGATAGTCATAACGCTCCTTCAAACGCTTCTTAGGGGCAATAGGACCACCTCTCAGGTCTACTTCAGAGGCAGGATCGATTGTATAAAAATCATCAATGTCCACTCCACTACTAGCACTTCTACTACCGTGCTGATAATGATATAAAGGTGTTACACCAGAAATACCAGGATTACTTGTATACACATACCCAATGATACCTAGATCTTTATATTGCCCCTTTCCATTTCCTGTACTTCCAGGAGTATCATTGTTTAATGTGAATACAGTATTGTCAGGCCAATATGAATACCATAGTCTAAGTGGTGCAGTCCCTGGTAAATTCTCATTCAGAATAAAAAAGACAGGTCTACCATTACGAGGCTCCTTTGCATATCCTCCCGCTGCGGATTTCCAATCCTCATTCTCCGCACCCATATCACGCTGTGATAACTCAGTGCCGATCGAATACTTATGATCTCTTTTATTGCTCCGATAATAACGATAGACAGGTGATCTATTACCCCATGCACCAACTGCTGTTGGATCGTTATCTCCAATATAATGTACACTATCTTTACCCATGGGCATAGACCCTGGTCCTGCCCCCTCAAAAGTAATAAAATACTCAGTCCCCGTGCCTAACTCAGGAGCACTTGAATGTGACCTATACCTAGACGACGAGGGGCGTTTAAATGGTTTTGTAAATTCACGAGAAGATATAGGGTTTGGAAAACTTCTTGCGGTCTCCTCAACATACGCTGCCATTATATACCAGTTATTGTCTCAATCGTATTTATGCGCTCAAAGATATTATCAAGTAACTCTTTCATGTTACTATAATCTTCATTACCTTCAATCTTATACTTGATCATATCAGCACCTGGTGGTGGTAAACGTTGAATCGCTTCCTCCATAATTGCTTGACGCTTTGCTAGATTCTCAATCGCCTTACTGATATTCTCAAATGCCCACTTCAAATACTCTGCATCACTCTTGAATTCTGGGATAGAATTTTCTTCAGTCATAGTCTCACGCGGTTTTTACGGTTTTTTTCATTCTTCAACGCCTTTCATAATCACAGTGCCGTCAATGTCTTCGCTCCACTCAATCAGAGTCCCCTCTGACCATCCCATCTCGTCGAGTAACTCGTCGGGTAATGTTAGAAAACATTCACCATGCTCATCAACCTCTACAGGTAATACGTGTCTTTTCATATCTTCAGTGTGGACTTCTGAATTATGTATATTTTTCATTATTTGATACCTTGCATACTTACTCTCATAATCTTCTCATAACACGCCTTACAGGCGATCCTGAGAGTCTCTGAGAGGGTAATTGCAATATATGTCAGTTGCTCCCCAATTGTTGTGGTGAAAACCTGGGGAGTGCTTTTATACCCTGGGAAATTTTTTTCTGTAGGGAGGACTCGCAATTTCATTTGATATATCTCTCGGGCATTGTGATACTTTTGTAGGTTAGGGTAGTATGCGATTTTAATATACCGCCTTCGCTATGTTAACATAACGGCATCAATAACACTGTCTATGTATCACCTACCACTACGTCATAACATAATCCCTCTGCTATGTAATAATCACATATTTGTTGATATTGTATGAGGTGATCATCTAGATCTAAGTCAATCAAACGTTGCATCAATTCGATACACTCATCAGGGGGTAACTGTCCCTCATCATAAAGATCTAGCATGCATTCTAGTTGATGTGGAATAGATGCTAGATCGTTGCTGCGACTGTTACTCATGGTTGAGAGAATGACTGTGCATCAGTGTGTGCCTGTTGTGATGATTTGAATGGACCATACTTAGGACAACCATCATAATCGTATGCCCAAAAGTATTTCCTACTCTTCTCCCAGATCTTGATATTTACTGGGGGTTGTGTGGCAAGTTGAATAGTTTTCATTGAAAATCTCCTTGGTAAGACTCTTCTAGTGATTCGTTGATGTTGTCATCATGGTCGATTGAATCGTCTTCCAACATGTCATCGATCCAATCGGGTAACGTTGGCAAAGTGTCATTCATAATCAGTGTTGTTGTCAACTTTAGGTGTGCGTTGTGTGTAGTCTTCTGAAGAGAAATTGTCATAGTCTTTCTGACGCTTACTGCCAGATGTTTGCCTCTTCTCCCTAATAGATTTGGGGCGTCTGCTGTTATGCAAATCGTTTCGTTTGTAAGTCCGTCCCATGGTGTTGTGTGATTGCTTTAGTAGTATACAGGGAAAATGAGTTGCTGTCAATAATTTGAAAAATCTCGCTTCATGTGTTACAGTCTTAGACAACAGCAGTAGAGACCATTTAGAGACATTTGTGAGACCTATTTAGGGAGGCAAATAAAACACTAAAGTATATTTAATTAACCATTTAAAGTTATCCACAGAAAAGCGCAATCCTGTGGAAAACTATTAGATAGTTGTGGAATAGTAGTGTTTAACCAATGGGGACAATGTTAGCAGTGAGAGAGATACGTTGACCTTCAGAGTTATTATCAAACCCATGAGTGATGTTAGAAGGATAGATGATAATATCACCTTCTACCATATTGAATGTTGCTTCAGTCATATTGTATGGAGTTGGTTCTGTTGAATCAAATTGCATGACTTGATAGAAATTAGATGCAACGTTACGTCTCCATTTAATGAATGCATGTTTAGATGGATCGTAGTTAACTAGGTAAGTGATGGAGAATAAACAATTAGAGTGTTCATGAGGTGCATAGATTGCCTGCTCATCTGCGAGTTCTAAGTAAGAGTCTTGAATACCAAATTTAGTGTTGTATTTGTGAGCGTTATCGTTATGAGATTGAGTTGCTGTGATGAGTTGTTGTGCAATATGTGGAAGGTCTAGGAGTAATTGATTGTTTGGACCTATTTGAGAAATGTTATGAGAGATTGCTTCTCTACCATGTGGATTAACGATTGTGTTAGATGACATCCATTCGAGGATATCTTTCTTATGTTGAGTATGATTTGGATTAGTGTATTTTGTGACAGGGAGGGGGAATAAACCGTAAGTTTCTACGGTGATTTTATCTTCAAGAGAATCGGAAAGTGTACCAGAAAGAGGATCAGTCATAATCAAGAAATGATTGAATAAGTTACATTAGTTATACACCAACCTGTTGCATCTGAGATCGTATTAGAGAGATCATCTTGTGAATCTGTTTTCCAATTGCCGATGCATCTATTGATGATTGATTGTTGATCTTCTGGTGAGATTGCATCATTACCAGTCTCATCAGTAAAATCAAATTCAATGGCATTGACGTTAACTTGCATGATTGATTGTTTTAGTGAATGACTTGATGCGTTGCCATATCATAGTATTTGATATGTTTGGTAACTTGATTTTGTGTTACTTGAGAGATAGTGGCACGTTTGATGTTAATACCATTAGATCGATTACCTAGGAGGCGATATGCAGTTTGAAAGGAAGTATTAGATGGAAATGATACAAAGGTCTCGATTGTGTTTTTCTTACGTGTAGAGCGAGAAACTTTAAGGATCATAGGAGGATAAGGATGAAAACGATTGAATAGAAGTTAGCGTAGGTTTGTGCCCACTCTTTCTTAGTTTTAATCATGCGAAGGTGTAACC